CATTAACAAATATGGAGCACAACAAGAACTTTGGTTTTTCTTAAAAAATACAAATTCATTAGCAAGAACAAATGAGGCGTATAAATCAAATACGATAACATACCCAACAGATAATCACGCAACATATTCAAATAAAAATGCACCAAATAAAGTATTTAATACTCAAGGAAAAAGAACACATAAATTAAGTAGTGGGTTTTACCCTGAATTTGCAAATGAATTTTTTGAGCAGTTACTATTATCAGAATATGTATGGATGGAAATACCAAGCAGGGAGGATAGAAGGGTTAATATTACTACTCCTGTAAAAGTTAAAACATCATCAATGGCATTTAAGACTTCTGTGAATGATAGATTGATAGAATATACAATTGATTTTGAAGAAGCATATGATTACATAAACAACATACGATAGATGCAAAAACTACAATTATACATTGAGGGTCAAAGGGTAGATTTGTTTAAGGATGAAAATGTTTCATTTACCCAAACTTTGCAGAATGTAAAAGACATAGGGAAGATATTTACTGAATTTACCAAGACCTTTGCTGTACCTGCTTCTAATGTAAATAATAAAATATTCAAACACTTTTATAATTTTGATGTATCAAGTGGTGATACTACTTTTGCATATGATGCAAGAAATAAACAACCTGCAACCTTAGAATTAAATGACCTACCTTTTAAAGAAGGTGCTATTAAATTAAATGGGGTTAAGTTAAAAAACAATGTAGCACATACTTACAATATTACATTCTTTGGTAATACTGTAAACTTAAAAGATATTCTAGCAAAAAGCCAATTATCATCATTATCAGGATTAGCACAACACAATCAAATTTATAGCTATTCAGATGTAGTTTCAGCAATGCAAGCAACTCAAAGTAGTGGGGATATAATTGTGCCTTTGATTACCCATACAAATAGATTGATTTATGATTCTAGCAGTCATATTGTTTTCCCACCTGATCCTGATTTAAAGATAAGAAATTTATACCCACATACATCATCAACCCATAATGGTGTTGAATGGAATCAGTTTAAATATGCTATAAAAGTACAAGCAATTATAGATGCTATTCAAGCAGAGGTTTTTGTTGGGGGTCAAACACTAACATTTTCAGATGACTTTTTTAATAATGCAACAAATGATGATTTTAACAATTTGTATTTATGGCTTCATAGGAAAAAAGGTTCAGTAGATGCACCATTACAAGTCTTACAAAATTTCACACAAGTTACAGAATTAGGAACAACAGTTTGTGTGCCATCTTCAAATTGTCAACCATCAACATCAAATGTTTCAAATGGTATTCTAGCTTTAACAGCACAATCACCTTATAGCATATCTTTTTTAAACCTAAATGTAACTCCTCCAAATAATACAGATGCTTATATTATTAGAGTTATAAGGGATGGCTCACAGATAGTTAGTGAAGTAACAGGAACAGGGGCAAAACAATTAATTGTAGTTCCGTTTAATGATAGCACCTACACAGTTCAAATTGCATCATCTACAAATATGCTTTTTGCTATTGGAAATATACAATGGACTGTAAGTTGGACTACAGGAACAATTGGAGGTTTTGGAACAAATGGTCAAATGATTTATTCTAATGCTTCAGCATTTCAAACAACTGCTTTTATTGATTTTAATATTAATGAACAGATGCCTAAAATGGCTATTATTGATTTCCTTACAGGACTTTTTAAGATGTTCAATTTAACTGCTTATGTAGATAATTTAGGGGTTATTGTAGTTAGAACTTTAGACAGTTATTATGCAGCAGGTTCAGCAGAACCAATTAATATTGATAGGTATTTAGATACAACAAATTCAACTGTGAATGTTGCATTGCCTTTTAAAAACATAGACTTTCAATATAAGGGACTAGGGACGTTATTAGCGAAACAATTTGAGCAAATCAATAACTTAGGGTGGGGAACATTATCCTACAGCTTAGATGGTAACATTTACGATGCACCTACAAAAAAATATAAAATAGAATTACCTTTTGAGCATATGCAATATGAAAGGCTTTATGATGTTCAGGGTGGTGCTTCTACGGCTGTACAATATGGTTTTTTTGTAGATGATAACTTAGAACCTTATTTTGGAATGCCTTTATTATTTTACCCAATAAGACAAATTAACGAAACAGCAATTAGGATTAGAGATACAGACTCTACTAATGTTTCAGACATTGATGATTATTTTATTCCATCAAATGCTGTAGCTTTAGAATCTAGCACAAGCAAATCAAATATACACTTTGGTAATGAGATTAACGAATACCAAGCAAATGAGGTAGGGGATCCATTATCTTTTACAGATACTTTATTTGAAACTAATTACAAGACATACATTCAGAATGTATTTAATGTCAGTAGAAGAATAACAAAAGTTACTGCATACCTACCTATGAAGATTTATTATAATTTACAATTGAATGATTTGATTCAATTAGGGCAAAACAATTATAAAATAAATTCTTTAACTACTAATTTAACAACAGGGAAAACAGAATTTGAATTATTGAATGATGTTAAACAAGCAGACTTGATTGTATCAGTTCCTACAACACCAACAAATTTAGTTGCTTCTAATAATTCATCATCAGGCTTTACAATAACTTGGGATGCTTCTACATCACCTAACGGGACTACTATGAGTTATTATGTACTATTATTAAATGGTGTTGCTGTAGGAGGTGCTTTGGCATATCCATTAGCATCTACTTATTCTGATGATGTTACAGGTTTAAATCCACAAACAGGGTATCCTGTTACAGTTATTGCTTATGATATAAATGGTAATCAATCTCTAGCATCTAATATTTTACAAGCATATACAACATAAAAAATATGATAAAAAATATAATTGATTTACTGCAAATAGTAAAAGGGGAAACCGAAAATATAAGAATTGCACAAGGGGAATACAAATTAGCAGAATCAATTTCTGAAGGCATTAAGCAAACAAAAACGAAAATAAGATGGCGAAAAAAATAGAAATTGAATTTGAGTTAAAATACAAAGAAGCAGTAAAAAACTTAGATGAATTTCAAAAGGAATTTTCTAAGCTAGAAAAAGATGTAGAATCTGCAAATAAAAAAACTGCTGATGCTTTAAAGAAAGTAGAGAAATCTGCAGAAGATGGTGCTAAAGGAATTAAGAAAGTAGGAACATCAGTTAAAAATATAGCAAAAGTAACAGGGGTTATTTTCTTATTACAAAAAGCGTTTGAATTTGTTTCTTCTGCAATACAAGAAAACCAAGAAGTGATGGATGGTTTAAATACCATTTTCACAACTGCACAAATTATATTTAATGAAATTGTAGGTGTTTTTGTAGATGTTTATAAAAGTGTATCATCAGCAACAGAAAATTTTGATGCTTTAGGAAAGGTAGTAAGTGGAATTGTTACAATAGCATTAACTCCAATGAAACTAGCTTTTTATGGAATTACATTGGCAGTTCAAGAAGCACAACTAATGTGGGAAAAATCTATTTTTGGTGATGGTGACCCTGCTACAATAAAAGAATTAAACCTTGCAATAACAGAAACAAAAGCAGATATTTTAGAAGTTGGTCAAGCTGCAGTAAATGCAGGAACTGATATTGTAGATAATTTTGGAGAAGCAATCACAGAAGTTTCTGAAATAGGTACACAGGTTGTAGATGGTTTAAAAAATGTAAGTATAGAAGCAGCATTAGAAACTGCTAAAACAAACCAAGCATTAAAAAAGTCAGCACAAGTTGCAGCAGCAGAATCTAGAATATTATTAGAACAATATGATAGGCAAGCAGAAATACAAAGGCAAATTAGAGATGATGAAACCAAAAGTATTGAAGATAGAAAAAAAGCCAATGATGAATTAGCTGTTATTCTTAACAAGCAAGAAGAAGAAATGACTAAGAATGCTGAGTTGGTAAAAGCAGCAGCACAAGCACAGTTTGATTTAACAGGTAAGACTGAAGATTATGTTGCAGTATTAGAAGCAGAGGCAGAGGTTCAAGCAGTAGCAGCAACTGTTACAGGGTTTAGGTCAGAACAACAAATAAATAAAAATGCATTAGATAAAGAAGGTATAGAATTAACAAATGCAAAGTTAGAAAGTGAATCATTGCTTTCAATAGAGCAAAAAAGATTTAATGCTGAACAGATAGAAGACGAGTTAGCTAGATTAGAAGCATTGCAAGAAATTGATGTACTAGAAGCAGAACAGGAAGCTGTAAGGTTACAAGCTATCGTTGATAATGCAAATGCAGGTACTCAAGCTAAAATAGATGCACAGATAGCATTAGACCAATTTACAGAACAATCAGAGCAAACAAGTGTAACAAGGGCAAAGCAAATATCTGATGCAAAAATAAAAATTGCAAAAACAGAAGCACAAGCAAAAAAAGATAACTTAGATAAAACTGCTGCAGTATTAGAAAACTTTAGCAATATAGCAGGAAAAGAAACAGTAGCAGGAAAGGCTTTTGCAGTAGCTGCAGCAACTATAAACACTTATAGAGGTGTATCAGATGCATTAGCTGCAACAACAGTAACACCATTTGAAACTGCATTAAAATTTGCAAATGCAGCAGCAATTGGTATTTCAGGAATAGCAAACGTAAAAAAAATATTAAGTGTTCAATTACCACCTGTAACAGGGGGGGGTTCAACACCATCAGGTAGTCCATCACCTGCACCTTTGTCAATTCCTCCTGCATTTAATATAGTAGGAGCAAGTGGAACAAATCAATTAGCAGATGCAATAGGTGGTCAATCTCAACAGCCTGTTCAAGCATTTGTTGTTTCAAGTGAAGTAACCACATCACAGGAATTAGATAGAAATATTATTGATGAAGCATCTATTGGTGGTTAAATTCAAATGTAAATTCAAAATTAAAAATTAAATACGTTATATTATTATGAGAATAGTTGAATTAATATTAGACGAAGAACAAGAAGAAAGTGGAATTGAAGCGATATCAATTGTAGAATCACCTGCCATCGAATCAGACTTTGTTGCTTTAAAAACTGAAGAAATAAAGTTAGCAGAAATAGACAAAGAAAAAAGAATCTTATTAGGTGCTTTATTAATTCCAAACAAACCAATTTATAGAAAAGGTTCTGAAGGTGAATATTACATTTTTTTTTCAAAAGATACTATTTCAAAAGCATCACAGATGTATTTAAGAAATGGATATCAGAATAACTCAACTTTAGAACACAATGAAAATTTAAAAGGTTTGACCTTAGTTGAATCTTGGATAGTAGAATCTGAGGTACAAGATAAGTCAAGAAAGTATGGATTAAATGTACCTGTTGGAACTTGGATGGGTGCAGTAAAAGTTAACAATGAAGAAATTTGGAATGAATATGTTAAGACAAATAAAGTTAAGGGTTTTTCTATTGAGGGTTATTTTGCAGATAAAATGGAATCTCCTAAAGAAGCAGTTAAAGAAGATATGTCAAGTGAAATTGATAAAAAGACGTTATTAAAAATAAAAGAAATTTTAACTTCTAATTAATGGGCAGAAATACAAGTAATAAAAAAACTTTTATACCATCTAGAACAAGTCCAACAGGGGGTTCTAGGGCTTGTTTATGTTGGGACACAAATAAGTATTCTATCGAATGCTGTGATGGTTCTATGCAAGCACAAGGGATAGGAGTTATAACAAGAACAGACTGAAAATGCAAAAAGTAAATTAATAATCGTTATATAAATAATATGAAATCAACTGAAATGTTAAATCAAATTAAAACGCTTCTAAACATCGAGGTAAAACTTGAAGAAACGAAGCTAGAAAATGGCACAGTGGTAAGTGCTGAATCATTTGAAAAAGGAAAAGAAATTTTTATCGTAACTGACGATCAGAAGGTAGCAATGCCTGTGGGCGAATACTTACTAGAAGATGGTAGATTAGTGGTTGTAGAAGAAGAAGGTACAATTGGAGACATTAGAGAAGTATCAGATGAAGTTCCTGCAAAGGAAACAGAAGAAGGTAAAGAAATTACTGAAGATTTAGAAGAAGAAAAAAAAGAAGAAGAAGAAATGGCAGATGTTGCAGATTGGGAAGGGATGGAAAAAAGAATCCAAAACCTAGAGGATGCGATTGCAGATTTAAAATCTGACAAGGAAGGTAAAATGGAAAAAGAAGATGAAGTTGAAATGGAAGAACAAGCATCTAGACAGCCTAAATCAAGAACCATAAAAGAAGAATTTTCTGAAGAAGTTTCTGAAGAAGTTAATCAAGAAGTTAATCAAGAAGTTAAAACTGAATTATCAGAACCTGCTTCTAAGCCAATAAAGCACAATCCTGAAGGGGAAAGCAAACAAATGAAAAAAGTTGAATTTGGAAAAGGTAAATTCACTTCAACACTAGACAGAGTTTTAAACAAATTAAATAAATAAAATAGAATGAGTAAATTAAAAAACGTAGAATTAGCTACTACAACAAACATCAGTACATCTTATGCAGGACAATTTGCAGGGGAGTACATTGCTGCAGCTTTATTGAGTGCATCAACTATTGATGATGGAGGAATCACAGTAAAATCAAACATTTCTTTTAAAGAAGTAATCAAGAAATTAGCAACAGATGCAATCGTAACTGCTGCAGATTGTGATTTTAGCCCAACATCAACTATAACATTAACTGAAAGAATTTTACAGCCAACTGAATTACAAGTTAATTTGCAGTTGTGTAAGTATGACTTTGTAAACGATTGGGAATCTCAGCAAATGGGATATGGTTTAGGTCAGTCTTTACCTCCAAAATTTGCAGACTTTATGATTGCTCACGTTGCTGCTGAGGTTGCACAAAATACTGAGTTTAACATTTGGCAAGGAGATACTGCTGCTGCATCTAAAAATTCATTTGATGGATTTGAAAAATTAATCGCTGCTGCTGTAACTGCAGGAGATGTACCTGCAGGTCAGGCTTTAACATCTGTTGCATTAACTGCTGCTAACATCGTAGAAAAATTATCTGATGTTGTTGAAGCTATTCCTGCTGCATTATACGGAAAAGAAGATTTATTCTTATACATTTCATCTAAAGCTGCAAAACTTTATGTTCAAGCATTAGGAGGTTTTGGAGCACAGGGGCTTGGGGCAAATGGTGTTCAAGGAATGGGGACACAATGGTGGAACAATGGGTCTTTAACTGTAAACGGAGTTAAGATATTTGTTTGCCCGGGATTATCTGATGACAAAATGTATGCTGCACAGAAAAGCAACCTATACTTTGGCACCGGATTACTAAACTCAACTCAAGAAGTTAAGGTTTTAGATATGGCAGATTTGGATGCTTCAAACAATGTTAGAATGGTAATGAGATTTACAAGTGGTGTCCAATTTGGAATTGCTTCTGACATCGTATCATACGCATAATTAATTAATAATCATAAAAATGGGGTAGGTAGGATTCTACTTACCCTTTTTTTTTAAAATCATAAAAATCAATGGCTTGTCTATTAACAACAGGTAGAAAACTACCTTGTAAAAGTGCCTTTGGAGGCATAAAGAAAGTATTATTTGCAGACTATGGAACGATTGCTACTGTAACAGTAGATGGCACAACAAAAGAAGCAACATTTACAGACGCTTCAACTCCACCTGTATGGTTTGAATTTGATGTAAAAGGTAATTCATCTCTAGAAACAACTGTAACAAGTTCAAGGGAAAATGGAACTACTTTTTATACTCAAACTTTAAACCTAACATTAACATATTTGGATGCTAAAACACAAGCAGAATTGCAAACTTTAGCAGTATCACGTCCTTATATTGTAGTTGAAGACTATTATTCAAACAGATTCCTTTGTGGATTTGAAAATGGAATGGAAGCAACAGGAGGGACAGTTGTCACAGGAGCAGCAGCAGGAGACCTTTCAGGTTTTACTTTAACATTTGAAGGAATGGAAGAAACTGCACCTTATTTCTTAGCAGCAGCACAAGCAGTAACAGCATCAGCATTACAGATTGACCCAACTGCATAGTATTTATTTAGTTAAAATTAAGGCATCCTTTTTAGGGTGCTTTTTTTTTGCTTAATTGATTTTACAAATTAGGTGTTTTTTTTCGTTATATAAACAATGATTATACTAACAACATCGGCAACTGCTCAATCACTTTCAATTATACCTAGAAGTTATGTATCTACTTTTACGTTATCAATCAGGGATGATAGCACTAATGTGGTAAAAACTTATAGTATTACTAATGCAGTAACATCAGGTAATTACTTAAATTTTAATAATATATTTGACCCTATATTAGTAGAGAATCATTTTTATGATTTAAGGCTTATTGTTGGAGGTGAAACAATTTATAGAGATAGAATTTTTTGCACAGACCAAACTATAGACCAATCAAACAATGATTATTACGATTTAAACGAAGGTAAATTTACTACCTACAATGGATTTGATAATACATACACAGTAAGATGAAAAAACAAATGAGAAATAGTAATGGGCAATTCAAGAAAGATTCAAAGGTTTCTGAATTTGGATTTGTCAATTTAAGTACATACACAAGTCCTGAAGTTAAGGAAGTAAATGGAGCAGATTGGATTGAATATGGTGCAGACAATAATTACTTTCAATATCTTATTGACAGATATAATGGTTCTCCAACAAATAATGCTGCTATCAATGGAATTAGTCAGGCTATTTATGGTAAGGGTTTAAATGCTACCAATTCAAATAGTAAGCCGAATGAATATGCACAAATGGTTTCTTTGTTTAAAAAAGATGTAGTAAGGAAATTGTGTTATGATCTAAAATTAATGGGTCAATGTGCTATGCAAGTTATTTATTCCAAGGATAGAAAGACTATTGCACAGATTGAGCATATGCCTATTGAAACTTTAAGGGCAGAAAAGTGTGATGATGATGGAGAAATACCTGCTTATTATTATTATAAAGATTGGGCAAACATAAAAAAATCAGATATTCCATTAAGGATTCCTGCTTTTGGAATGTCAAATGAAAATATAGAAATATATTACATAAAGCCTTATAAATCAGGCTTCTACTACTATTCACCTGTAGATTACCAAGGTGGATTGCAATATGCAGAATTGGAAGAAGAAGTTTCAAACTATCACTTGAATAATATACTTAATGGTCTAGCACCTAGTATGTTAATCAATTTTAACAATGGTACACCTAAC